CGCCAGGCAAAAGCCAAGGGCAAGCGTATCGCAATGACCGCTAGTACTGGTATTGCCGCCAGCCACATCGATGGCATGACCATTCACTCGTGGAGTGGGCTCGGCATCAAAGACTCGATCCAAGATTGGGAAATCGACAAGATGGCATTTCAGCCAAAAATGGTCGAAAAGTACAATAGTTGCGACATCCTCGTAATCGATGAGGTTTCGATGCTGCACGGCTCTCGGCTCGATATGGTGAACCGAGTAGCGAAGTGGCTACGTAATAACCCAGCACCGTTTGGTGGCTTGCAAGTGATATTTGTAGGTGATTTATTCCAGCTGCCGCCAGTCACCAAAGGCTCTGACGTGGTGGATTTCGTTCACACGAGCGAAGCGTGGGCTGAGGTCGCACCAGAGGTGTGTTACCTTACCGAGCAGCACCGACAGGGTGCCGATAGCGAATTGCTGACCGTCTTACGTGAAATGCGTGCCGGTATGCTCTCTCACACGTCACGTAGCCTGCTTATGAGCCGTATTCTGCCAATACCTGATGATGACTCGGTTACTCGCCTGTACACGCATAATATGGACGTTGATGCACTAAATCGGGGTATGCTTGAAAAGCTATCGCAAAAGGTGCACCGATTCCATATGAGCGACACTGGCGACAAATACAAAGTCGAGCAGATGAAACGTAACCTACTATGCCCAGATTTATTGGAGCTTAAAATCGATGCTGAGGTGATGTTCTGTGCCAATAATTTTGACGATGGGTATGTCAATGGCACTAGAGGTCGAGTCGTTGCGTTCAGCAATTCGGGCAAGCCTATCGTGCTCACTACCGATGGTAATGAAATATTGGTGGAAGAATACACATGGCGTATGTACCACGACAAAGGCTTTGAAATCGCCTCGGTCACCCAGTACCCACTACGTCTTGCATGGGCTGTGACAGTGCATAAGTCGCAAGGCTTGAGCCTCGACGCTGCCATTATCGACCTCAGTCAGGCATTTACGCCGGGCATGGGCTACGTGGCATTGAGTCGTGTTCGTTCGCTCGAAGGTTTATACTTAGTAGGTATGAACGAGCAAGCACTGATGATGAATCAGCAAATAGCTAAATTCGATAAGGAGTTGAAGCGATGAATGAAATACCACTAACAGAGCCAACACTAGCCCCACGACCGCCAAGGTACATACAGTTGCCATTCGATGCCTCGAGCGTCGTGAACGTCACCACGTACCGAGTGGAGAGCAAAAAATATCCACGCTGGCAGTTTTGGCGTAGCGAAAAAATCAAATTCAATTTGGCAATTTTGACCGCCGACAGTCGGTTTTATATCCTCGATCCTGATGAGCTCACGCTTACAGAAAAGTATTGACAATATAAAATCTTTTTGATAGACTAAAAAAGTCAAGCAAAAGGAACGCTGGCTAAAAGGAGGGTAAACCTATGCCAATTCACATTCCTGTTCGCTACATACCGAGCGAGCACGTAATAACCGTAAGAGTAAAATAAGGAGGTCACATGACCACAAACCAAACCAACGCTATCATTAAAAACCCAAACACCAAGAAAGCCGTTGCGGTACTCACCAAGTTCGCAAAGCTCGAAGCTCAGTACAAGGCTATGGAAAAAGAATCGAAGGCAGCCACAGCCCTCATCAAAGATGCGATGATCGAGAATAGCATTGAAAAGCTAGAATTCGACCCAGCATCAGGCATCACTGGTTTCATCACACTTGCGTCACGTACTAGCTACAAAGCCGAAGACCTTGACCAAGTTTCCGATGAGTTCAAGAAATCTGCACTCGACAGCGAAAAGGTAAAAGCCTCAGCTGTGCTCACTGGCTCACTACCAGAGGGTATCGAAGAATCAACCACCCAGTACATCATCAAGAAGTTCAAGGTAGTTGAATAGTATGCAAGGCGAGCCACACCACATCAAGCTTTATAATTTGCCCCAGCGAATTGAAGGCGGCATATTGCTTCGTGGCTACCGAGCCGCCAAAGACCAAACGCTCGACCTACGTTTTCACCACCTCGACGGTATGTTTTCTAACTGTACTGTCGATGGTGATGATACTCACACTGTCAAGCTAGATGCGTCAACGCCATTGCTCGAGCTGGGCAATGACGAATATCAAATTGAATATCCCGAAGAGGAGATCGAGTAATGGCACGACTCATATTTGTGCTGGGTAATCCTGGCACCGGCAAGTCATCGAGCTTGCGTAACCTGAGTAAAGAGGATGCGAGCTACATCACCGTCACCGGCAAAGAGCTACCATTCCGCACAACCATCAAGCCTGTACCAGTAAAAACAATGAACCAAGTGAAGCAAATGGTGCTAAAATCGACAAAGCCGATTGTGGTTATCGATGACGTAAATTATTTGTTCACTCGTGAAGTTTTTGCTGCCGACAGCAAGAAAAACCCATTTGAAGTGTATGACGCACTCTCAAAGGATTTCTACCACCTCGTTGAGGCAATACTAAACAAGCAAACCGAGCAGAATTTTTACTTATTCGGGCACCTTGAAGACCCCGACTCAAGTACCAAAGCACTCAAAACGCTTGGTCAAGCCACTCGCAAAAATAACAACCCCGAGGGTTGGACAAACATCGTGTTTGAATCAGTGGTTGACCTCGATGAGTTTGTTTTCAAGGTGAAAACCGACGGTAGTGGCGTAAAGTCACCATTGGATATGTTTGAAGATTCTCAAATTGAAAACGATTTGAAAATCATCAATGAAAAAATTAACGCTTACTACAAAGGAGCAAAGTAAAAATTATGGGAATGTTTGACGAAATACTAGAAAACGTAGGTGAGCCGTACAAGGGTGGTGGCAAAGGTTTTGAATATGGCACCCACGAAGTTGTTATCGGTCTGATCGAGCCACAGCAAAAAAAGACCAAAAACAATCCCGAAGCTGAGGTGATTGTCGTTACTGTTTACGACCCAGCCGATGAAGAGCGTACCGCTGAGGCAACACTGTACTTCCACACCGAAGGTGGTGCCAAAATGTCACTCACCAAGATTCTCGGTATTATGGTTCATAACGTCGGTGAAGAGAAAAAGGATAAGGTTCGTGAGCTCGGCAAGAAATTGTTTGCTAACATCGACGATCCTACCAAGGCTCGAGACGTTGCCGCCAAGCTGATGATGGATAAATTCATGGGTGCAAGTGACAAACCTGGCTACAAAGCCTTCCTGTTCGCTGACCCACAGGGCAAATATAAAACTACTAGCTACGGTGATATCTGGCACTACGCTTACGAAGACCCAGATGCCGACGATAAGGCTGATGCCGCTGGCGATATTCAAGAAGATATCAAAAATGGCGAGCCTGTACCGGCAGAAGATATCCCAAACTTTGACGACCTTTAGGAGGTAACTTATGGCAGACAAAGCCAAACGAGTTCGCCGCAAAGAAGTTGGATTTGTGGGAGTCAACCTCGCAAAAGGTGGTGACATGACTTTGTACAATCGCCTGTTGCAAGAGGTTGAAGATGACCCAGAAATGGATCAAAGCAAAATAGTCCGACTGGCACTCAAAGAATATTTTGAGAGGCGAGATACTAAAACTGAATAGGAGTGGGCAAGATGACAGCGAGGGAAAAGTCACTTGCCTACCAAGCTGAGCAACGCCGATACAATTTTGTTCGCATCTGGCAAAAACGGTACGCTCATATGCTGGCTCGTCAACGAGGAGTGGCGAGCCATCAGAGTCAGGGGGCTCTGGGCAAAGATATATGTACACATGACGAGTTCATGGACTGGTGCAAAAAATTCGACAACTTGAATGTGTTTATCGCCATTTACTTTGACTGGGCGGCAAACGGATTCCAGCGGTGGGATTCACCGAGTATAGACCGCATTGACCCCACCAAGGGCTATACGCTAGACAATATCCAGTGGCTTGCCTACTCGGAAAATTGCATCAAAAATAATAAAGATCCAATCGATCACAGTGTTATAAAATAGAGGGTATATGGGCGAATTAGCAAAGAAGAAAGACGAGCAAGGGGTAATCTCCAACACCGAGCAAAAGATGTCGCTGAAACAGGCACAGGCTCAAAAAGTGGCACAGAAGTACCGCATTGTTCGTTTTCGTGGGGCTGTGCTCTACCGTGCTGACGCTGGCTGGGAGCCACTATCGTCAGATGAATTCGCTCGCATTTGCTACAACGTGCACGGTGCCGGTATTCGCCAAACCCAAATCAAAGACCTTCAACACCTCTTTTTTACCAGTTCCGATGACCTGACTAAATTCGCACAGTATGTTGCTATGCCAGATGGTCGTGTGTGGGATATGAAAAAGCTCGAGTTCACTAATAAAGTGTC